GTGCGCCGGGATACTCCGCCGCGCCGGGAATCGCAATCGACAGTTGCCGGCTATGCTGGAAACGGCGCTGAAGTCGGTAGTCACTGGGACAACCCAGCAAATCCACATCCAACGCTGAACCAATCGAACAACATCGGCGGAATCGGCATGAGCAATCAGGAAATTTTCAGCCAACGCGGTGCTGGGATTGTTAAAGGCTATCGTATGACGGCTTTTGGCGAATATGCTGATGATGAAACCGCCTCAACGTGTAAAGCGCGTGACTACAAAGATGCGACTGATCTGGCCGTTACGACACAATACGGCGTTGGTATCGCAGGAACGTTGACAGTGCGTCATGATTTATCACCTTGTGCCGATCGTGGGATGAATGTGTTGGCATTTCCTGCATGTATGAGTAGTACGCAGGTAGCATCCACCAAAAATCTATCACCGACAGTAACGTCACGAAATCAAACAGCCATAGCTATTGCTGGGAACATCATCGGACGCGCGCCACGTAATGGTGGAAATGGGACGGGTTACTGTGAAGATCTAGGCTACACGCTGACCAAAACAGATCAACATGGTGTGGCTTTTGGTATGCAGGTTCGTCGCCTGACTCCTATCGAATGCGAACGCCTTCAGGGCTTCCATGATAATCACACGCTGATCTCGTGGCGCGGAAAAGCTGCGGATGATTGCCCCGACGGTCCTCGTTATAAAGCGATCGGCAACAGCATGGCTGTACCTGTTATGCGCTGGCTTGGTGAGCGGATAGAGGCTGCCATACTAGTGGAAGATATCGCACCGCGCAGCTGGCAGCGTCCATTCCTGAAATGGGCTGGCGGTAAATACTCACTGCTACCAGCGCTGGATCAGTTGATCCCAGCCGGTAATCGCCTCATTGAGCCATTCGTTGGCGGCGGGTCTGTGTTCATGAACTCCAATAAGCACGATCGCTTCCTTCTGGCCGACGTTAACCCAGACCTGATTAACCTCTATCAGATGCTGGCAGTGGTTCCTGATTCCGTGATTAGTGAGGCTATGAAGGCATTCAGACATCTGAATGATGCTGAAAACTTCACGGTGATTCGTGAGGCATTTAACGCACAGCAGCTGTCTGCGATCGAGCGCGCAGCCGCATTCCTTTACCTCAATCGACACTGCTTCAACGGTCTGATCCGTTACAACCGTGATGGCTTTTTTAACGTCAGCTGGGGTAAGTACAAAGCGCCATATTTCCCGGAAGAAGAGATAAAGGCATTTACGCGGAAGTCTCACGCATGCGTATTCATGAACGCAAGCTTTAGCCGCACGTTAGCGCTTGCTGGTGCCGGTGATGTCGTTTACTGCGATCCGCCATACGAGCCCATGCCAGGCACTGCAGGATTCACTAACTACGCCGCCGGAGGCTTCTCATGGGATAGCCAGATCGCACTGGCTGAAAGTTGTGTCGCAGCTCATAAACGCGGGGCGAAGATCGTTATCAGCAACTCTACCGCCCCTAGGGTACTGGACCTTTACAAGTGCCACGGTTTTACGCTGCATCGCGTCAGCGCCAGACGGGCCATATCCAGCAAGGGAAGCACTCGCGAAACGGCGACGGATATTGTCGCCAGCTTGGGGGTGTGATGAAGCTATACCTCCCATTCCCACCTAGCGTTAACACTTACTGGCGCGCCCCCTCGCGGGGGCCGCTTGCCGGTCGCCACCTGGTGAGTGCCAAAGGGCGCGCATTCCATACCGAATGCCGAGCCCGCGTTCTGGAGCAGCTGCTCCGCTATCCGACACCGATGGCTGGCGATCTGTCTGTACATGTCGTCCTGTACCCGCCGACCCGCGCCCGCCGTGATCTGGATAACTTCTTCAAGGCGCCTTTGGACTCTATGACGAAGATCGGTATCTGGCATGACGATAGTCAGGTCAAGCGATTGACGGCTGAGTTCGGTGAAGTGGTGAAAGGCGGCCGCGTTGAGATCGTGATCCAGCCGTTTACATCGGTGCCTAAAAAACTGCCGACGTAATAGTGATCGCCGATCAATATCATAGGATTGATATCCTATATTAATCAATAAATTAAGCTCACACTTTGCGCCATTTTTTCCTGAAAAACTGTATGTAGATCCAGTACAATAGACAAGCTGCCAGACCATGCCGGGTTGGCGGCAATTCTCACAGTGTGGAGGTGCCGATGTATCCGATTTCACCCACTCATGGTGCTCTAACGATGTCTACCCGAGAAATCGCTGAGTTGACCGGTAAGCGCCATGACCATGTATTACGCGATGCCCGCAATTTGCTGGCTGAGCTTCAATCTCCCCAAAGTTGGGGAGATTACCAAGATGGGCAGGGGAGAACCTACCCGATGCTCTTGTTGGATAAGAGCCAATCGATCTGCCTGGTGGCTGGTTATAGCGCTCAGTACCGGATGGCTATCATCACCCGATGGCAGGAGCTGGAGCAGTCAGCCAGACCGAAAAGCCAGTTAGAGATGATTGCTCAGATGGCCATGGAGGCCGCGCGCATCGAGCGCCAGGTTGAGGCAGTGCAGCAACAGGTCGCTTTGGTTGATCAGCAGGTGAAGGACATCGCCGCCGGTGCCATTCCGCCAGGCTGGCAGACTATCCGCAACCTTTCTGCCGAAAGCGGGCTATCCGAGCAGAAGACACGCGATCTGATCAAGGCTTTTGGCGTCCACAGCAAGAAGGTCCCTTTCATGACCCCGGGTGGCATTGTGACGAACGCTACTGTTGCCGATGAGGCGGACTTCTTCCGTGCCGTTGGCGTTGTCATCCATGAGGCTACAAGGCCGATGCGCAGCAAATACTGGTATCACCCGAAGTTGGGGCGGTTTGAACGGAGGGAGGTAGCGTGAGGGGTATGACGAAGAAACAGGGGGCTGTTCTGGCGTTTATTCGTGAGTTCATCGCTAAAACCGGGTTCCCGCCTACTCGCGTCGAGATCGCCGTGGGTATGGGCTATCGCTCTCCCAATGCTGCTGAAGACCATCTCAAGGCGCTGGAGCGTACCGGTGCTATCGAGCTGATCCACGGTATATCGCGCGGTATCCGCATTACGGAGGCTGTCTGATGCGCATGCTGTTTACCGCATTCCCTCAGCGTAGTGCTGGCGTTGTCCTGCTGAAAACTGGAAAGCTGACATGCCGTTTCACTGATGGCCAGCGCGTGATGCTGGCTGATGTTCCGGCCGCATTTCATAACAGCCCTGCCGGGGAGCTGGTATCAGATCAGCTGATTGCGGCGGATCCTGTATGGCGTCCCTTTTTCGCTCATGAGCGCGTGCAGAAAGCTGCCAGCTTGTACATGCGCTTTGTTGACTACCTAGAGTCATTCCACTACTGCCAGTGGAAGAGCGTGCGCGATGGCTACCACAGCATAGAGCTAACGAATACCGAGAGTGAGCATGGTGGCGCCAAGTTGTGCTGGGCTTGTGACAACGCCATGCGCGGCACTGATGGCAAGTTGTTTGTAGAGTTGTGCGAGAAAAACCGTGCTGAGTGGGTGATCGAGGCTGCCCGCCGTGGGCTCAAGCTGCCGGAAGGGCATCAGCTGACTGAGCCGGAGTTGTGTTGGTGGGGGCTGGTATTCGGTGTGGCTGACCTGATCCCCGGCGGCATCGCGCGTCGTATCACTGGTGTCGAGCCAGAAGAGATCACCGGCGTGATGAGCGAGTCGACCATCGTACCGGATCGGCCAACGGCTCAGGGCGTGCTGGCCGCTGCGGTAGAAGCAGCAGAGGCCGTAATTCCCCAGGAGAAAATAAAGCCGGTAATCAAACTGGCTGCAGATGAGGCGCCTGCGGCAGGCTTTATGCTGCGCCCCAAGCTCCAGCGCTGGGAGAGTGAGAAGTACACGCGCTGGGTGAAGACTCAGCAGTGCTGTGGGTGCGGTAGTCCTGCCGACGATCCGCATCACATCATCAATTCAGGTCTAGGGTTGGGTGGTGTCGGAACCAAAACCCATGACCTTTTTGTGATCCCGCTATGCCGGCGGTGTCACGACGAGCTGCACCGGGACGTAAGCGCCTGGGAGCGGCAGCACGGCAGCCAAGTGAAGCTGCTAGTGCAATTCCTCAATAGGGCGCTAGGTATCGGCGCCATCTTGAAAGCGTAATGTGTGGAGAGCGCTAAGCATGA